TACGGATTAGGCCAACACAATCGATCACGATTAGAAACACATAGTTGGCCAACAATCCAAAACTGCCGCGGGTCCAACAGGTCCAGGCCGCCGCACAACATCCACTAATGAATATTGTGTATAAAGGTACCACAGGAACTGTGGGCACAGTTGCCGCAAAGATCACAGCCGATGTCACACTACAAGCCCAACTAAACACTTCAGCATAAAATCGTGCAGGGTATTCACGATAGTCTCGTTTGATATACTCCCAGACTTCTTGTGCTCGGAAAACAATCGAGTTCATTTGGCCCATTTCAATTTAAAAATCAGTGCATCATTGGGGTCGCTAAATCTAAAAGCAAATCCTTCCGTGGATTGATATCCATGTAAATGATATTCGCCACCAGGATAGGCTTCAACCCATTCAATGATGGCGATCGGAGCATAATCGCTGTTGTCTAACATAGTTGTCCACGGCACCACAACCTGACACCAGTCTTCAGGCGGTGGCCAACATTGTCGTTTTTGCACGTTCGTATACCTGCTGGCTGGCCAAATTCTTGCCTTTGCTTTCGCATTGTATGTCAAACTGATCCCAGAATGTCAATGCCCAGTCAGTAACTGACTCGTTCCAATAAAAATCACTGTGTGCTCGTAGCTTTTGTTTCTTGTGTCCTGTTTCCAACAGTGTCGCATGATCGGGTGGTGTCTTGGCACAATGGCCAACCAACACATCTTCTCGGCTGATGCTGTAATGTAATGCAGGTCGCACACCACGCCATGATTCAATTATGCCCAAAACTCTATCGTCGGTGGGTTTGATATATTCTCCGGTTCTGATCCAATGATGATGTAGGTCCAGAACCAAGGCACAGTCTTGGGCCAACTCAAGGCTGGCATCAATGCCCCAGGACATTTCATCGTTTTCGATTGTGATGCAGTTTCGTGCTTCGGGAGATAACCGTCGGAGGGCAGACCGGATACCGGCGGGACCGCGTTTACCCGATATGTGTACATTGATCTTGAAATCCTGGAAGGATTTACCGTAGCCCATGAATCGTGCCATGTCAGCATGATACTCAAATTCCTCTATGCTTCGCTCTACTATCTCGTCAGCTTCGCTGGCCAACACACAGAACTGGCCAGGGTGGAAGCTGAGTCGCACATCCAGTCGCCTGGCTGTTTCACCTATGGGCGCAAATATGCGCTCAAGATGGTCTTGTATTTCTCGTCGTTGCCACCAGGTTTTCCAACTAGGTTCAGTGTAGCCCTGTAGCATTTCACTGCCTAGTCGAACCATACGCCGTTCAGGTGGTAACGTGGCCACACGCTCGATCAACCGGACTGCGGCCGTAGTATTGTGATTCATGATGTCCCACTGCCTTTGCTCAGCTTCGGCAGGATGTTCACGCAACCAACGCATGGTGGTACTACGTCCGTTAAGGTCTCGATCCCGGGCATTCACTTTCATGCCGCCGCATTCGGACGGGTCATTTAGCCATTTGCAACAGAAACCAATTCTTTTTAGCATAGTGTCAAAGTAGGATATAAAACACTATTATACAATCTAATGTGATTTATGTCAATGATCTTGTGTCCCAGTCGTACCAACCGGTCAAGATGTATTTGGCTTGGCTATAGACCGGATTTCCTCGGTGTATGTGTGTGGGACCAGCAGGCCAAAGCACAATAGTACCTTCAGTTGGTTCTAGTCGTCGGCCTTGATAAAGAAATTCGGTTTCGGCTTCTCCAGCAGGCATGTCGTTGAGATAGATCATCCAGACCAATTGCCTGATCAGGCGTTCAGGACTGTCACTTTCGTAGTGCCAGACATGGTAACCACCCATAGGCAAGGTCCTTTGCAGTTTCAAATCGTATTTGTTGGACAACGGCATCATTTTGAACTGTCCAAATTCTTCAATGTATTCCAACAATGAACTGTGTAGATATTCCAGTATGTCATCGCATAGGCCACACTGATTGAAGTTTTCATTTTGTAAAAAGATAGCAAGATCTCTCCTGCCCAGATTTGATGATTCACTGAACTGTGTGGCATTGTTAGACACATGTTCTTTGTGCGCAGGGTTGTCAATGATATCTTCAAAGGCCTCTATGGCACGCTGGCAAAGCCGTTGCGGAACTTTGTTAGACCATACTCTGATAAAATCTTCCATACCTAGGATAACAAGTTGAGTACGTTGGCCATGGTGTCTTGTGTTAGGTTTGGCAAATCAACCATGGCTGGATGTATTTCACCTGGATGGTCTACCAGAACCCATTGTATTTCTTCGTTGGCCTTGATGGCCTGCCAGGCCAGACCACGATGATGCTGGGCCTGATGTTCCTCCATGCGATCCGCATTACGTGGTTGTTCGGTAAAATCAAATCCCACCAGCAAAACTATATCACTACGACTTGCTGCTAAATGCATGGCCACAATCTCTTCTCTACGATCTAGATCATGTACAAAGTCGCCTTCGTACAGTTGCACTCCCAACGGTCGATTCAGGGCCACGTATGCGGAATTGGGTATGTAAAAATTACAAGCGGCCTGGAATGCTCGTTTGAGCAGTTCATCAACCTTGGCCGGATCGTGACAGATCACGTTGTCTGTTTGATAAGCACGCCAGGTGCGCCAACTGCCCCAAAAGCTACCAATATGTTTGAGCGGCTCCAGTTCCTGTGTAGGATCTAGTACTACGTTATCTGCTAATACCCAACTAATATTCAATTCTTTCTCCTTGTGTCTAGAGTGGTGCAATGGAACCCACCACCTAATGTTCGACTGTGACTTAGGGTCAATGGTATCACTGTAAAATGCCAATTTTCCAAAGTTTCAATCAAGCCTGTTTGTGCAGCATCTACAATAACTGTTTCAGGATCTAGCACCAGCATATTTAATCCTATCCATTTTGATGCATAGGGATATTCGTAGAAATCTTGTGCTACAACATCGTGTACATAAATCTTGTGCCAATCTTGAAAGGCTCGTGGACAGTTATCGTGATGTACCCGACTGCCATTTAATAAAACTAGGCCTTCACGTACTGGTACAATGGTGCTGTCAATGTGTACACCTGAATAAAAATTACACAGTTCTATCGTGATTTCTGGAAATTGTTCACACAACCATTCATAAGCGGCACGGTTGCCACTGTGGCTTTCCAAGAATAACCAAGTGTCGCCGAGTCTGCACACATTGGCTGCATCCAGGATCATGCCTGAATCTCTGGGCATGGTAATAACTCTAGCATCGCCAATAACCTTTTGCAAGGCTTCAATTTCTTGATTGCGGCATGGATACATCATGTTACAGTCTACTACGGTAGAGCCAGCAATAAGCAATCGATCTCTAGGACAATAATTGTACATGCCACCCAACTCAACAAAGTCCATGGGTTCGGGTCTGCGCACTGTGGCACCATAACGCACAACGGTTTCGGCTAGAATATCCAGTTCATGATTGGCTTCATCAACAATCCATTTGGGCACTGGTCCTGATGGCACTGGCGTTTCTGTCCAGGCTGTGCGACTGGATTCAGTGGCAAACACTGGATCCGTAGTTGGCCAATTGGCATTGGTAGCCGACCCTACCACGATCTCTTCGAGTGGGCTCCATTCGTTACATGAGTTGATCATAGCCATCCTGTTATCTGTAATGTGTATCTTGGATCCAAGCCTAGGTTTGCAGCCATGTGTTCAGTGTCATAGCACCATTCTACTACATCGCCGGCTGACCAGTTCACAAATGGCCGACCTTCATATTCAGCATAGTGTCCTGACTGCCAATCTTGTAAGAATATTATAGCACGATGTATACAGTGTTCGCGACCTTGTAGATTAAATACTTCAACATATCTTTTATACAGATCACCGTGTGTGGGCAATACTGTGCCAGTGTTCATGCGATAGTAACTGGTACCAATATCTTTCCAACCCCGGGCGGCAAAATGTTCAACAAATTGTGCGTTCCACACAGGCTGGCGATTGCGCATGTCACACATGTCTCCAGTGAATCTATTTGGGTATCCAAGTGCTGTCCATTTGGTCAACAACTCAACATCGTTGAATGACTCGTTGACATAATCAAGATCTTGATATTCAAGGTCCCAGAAAACTGGAATTTTATAGTGTGTAATCATTTTTTACTCAGGTGGCGATATTGTGTAAATAGATTCAATGAGTATTCCTTTAGACCGTTTGTATCATTTCATTGAATCCGTAGCCCAAAACATCTGTCAGGACCGTGTATTAATTTATCGTTTTTATCCGCATGGTTCAAAAAATGTTGAAAATATGACACCCTTAAAAGAAGAAAGTTGGCAAATCGCACAACTGAGTCCTTGTTTATATTGCAACGATCAAGAACCTTTAGACTACGATTACTACCGCACAATTGAACGAAAGCCCTGGGCACCGTTTAAAAACTCATTGACCCACTTTTTAAAAAATCTTGACGCTTATAAAAAGGTGTTATTATTACACAGTGAGCAACAAAGTACCAATGTGGGACAGTATCAACAGGATCAATTTATACCTGTGTATTGGTGGAGTCATGCTGTGATAGCCCTAGACTGGTTCAGATATGCCCGTCACGTCAAATTAAAAAAACACACTAAAAAGACTTTTTTAGTATATAATCGAGCTTGGTCTGGTACCAGAGAATATCGATTGCGTTTTGCTGAATTGTTAATACAGTTAAAT